ATTTAAGATGAGGGATATAAAAAACGACTCAATGGATAAATTCCAATATCGAGAATTTTGTACTAAATTTATTGAAAACTTAAAACAAAGATGTGACGGGATATTTTATTGTTGGGGAGGTCAAGGTAAGGACGGAAGATTATTATTTACAATATTAGATGACTACTTACACAATTCAACTACAATTATGTGGTATAAAGACCAATTTACTTTGGGACGGGGAAAATATCATAATCAATATGAACCTTGCTGGTTTGGGTGGAATAAATCAGGGGAATCTTTTATTGACGACAGAAAACTTGTAAATGTATGGAATCACAAAAGACCAAAAAAATCTGATTTACACCCTACTATGAAACCAATAGAACTTATTGAAATAGCATTAACACATAGTACCAAAATTGATGATATTGTTTTAGATTGTTTTTTAGGTTCAGGAAGTACACTTATTGCGTGTGAAAAATTAAAAAGAATATGTTATGGTATGGAGTTAGACCCTAAATATTGTGATGTAATAATTAAAAGGTGGGAGAACTTTACAGGTAAAAAGGCAGAATTAGAAAATGGACAAAAATAAGACAAATAAGACTAAAAAAAGGCAAGGTGCTGGAAGACCTAGAATAATAGTAGATTTAGAAATCCTTAAAAACCTAGCTTCTATTGGGTGTCCTGATTATGAAATAGCAAGTGTTTTAAATATATCTGCTAGAACTTTACATAGAAATTATGCCGAAATTATCGACCAATACAAAGAAAAGGGAAAAGCTAGTTTAAGAAAAAAGATGTGGGATAAAGCTGTTAAAAAAGACAATACCAATATGCAAATATGGTTATCAAAAAATTATCTTGGAATGAAAGATAGAACCCAAACCGAGTCTGTTGTTGAACCTCTACCATTAATCATTGAAGCTGATAAAGTAGATGGCTAAGAAAAAACCTCTCTATGGGGTTAGTAATTATGTCAAAAGAACTAGAAAAAAAAGACCTAGACGACATAAGAAAAGCTACTCAAAGAGAATACCAAGAAGAAAAAAATATCGTGGTCAGGGTCGTTAGCATAATATCCATTTTATTATTTACAGGTTGCTCTACAAAAGATATTAATTTAGACCCAATATCGACAGTTGGAAATCAACTAATAAAAGTTATAAAGGACAAGAAATGACAGTAAGTGACAAAGAAGCTAAAGAGTTCAACAAGATGTTAGATAAGCTTAAACAAGAAGCAGACAAAGAAGTAGAATATCAAGGTGGTCAAGCATATTACAAATTTTTAGAATTGTTTTATAAAGCAAATCAAGATGATAAAAAAAAGAAGTAATTTCTATCCTAGCGGAGAAATCATAGATTATAAACTTCCTCAATCTTTCCAAAAGACTACATCAAAAGCCGCTTGTGGTAACTGTTATTTATTTAGTAATCGTAGGAACTATTGTGGTAAATGGAACGCACTTGCTGTTAAAGATAACTATATCTGTCACGCTTGGCGGTTAAGACAGTTTAAAAGATGAAGCCAATTATTATTTCTTTACTCTATCTTACTACTTTTGGAGATGTCAAAATCGAGATGTTTGAGATACAGCAATCTTGCTCTGCTTGGTTTCATACTAATGTTAGAGTTCACGAACAGAAGAAACGTAAGCTATTCTCTAACCACGTCTATCACGAATATAACGGGAAACAGGTCATAGGGTATATTTGTAGCGGTCACGAACCACAATAAAGTTTAATACTTAAAGCTTTTGTGTTATTAGTCAGTTATGGCAAAGTACAAAGGAAGAACAGTTAAGCTTAACAAAGTACAACGTGGAGACGTTAAGAAGTTCAAAGTATTTGTCAGAAATAGAAGAACAGGTAGAGTCCAAAAGGTGAACTTTGGAGCAAAGGGTATGAGCATAGGCAGAAACGACCCAGCAAGACGGAGAAGTTTTTTTGCGAGATTTAGACCCATTTTGGCTAAAGCTAAAAGGTCAGGAAAGCAATTAACGACCACGCCTGTTTATTGGGCTATGAAAACTTGGGAGAAAGGTTTTAAATTATGAAGAAGATTAGAAAGATTCTAAAGAAGATATACGAATGGATATTAAAAGGTTATGGCACTTAAAATAGACGAATCGCAACAGGTACAAATGCCTATGAAGACGGTTGCTAGTTTGATTACAATCGTTGCAGTTGGTGTGTGGGGTTATTTTGGAATTGTAGAAAAATTAAATCAACACTCAACAAAATTAGAACTTATGAGTTCTGATTTAGAAAAGAATACAGAGTTTAGAATTAAATGGCCAAGAGGAGAAATGGGTTCTTTACCAGCAGACTCAGAACAATTTATGATGATTGAAGACCTTTATAAAACTACTGATAAATTAAATAAACATATTGAAGATATGGCATTGAACAAAGTTAATATACAATTTTTAAGAAAACAAATGGATAAAGTATTAGAAGACATTGAAGAACTAAAAGATAAAAATAGAGATATGTATTACAACGGAAACGGAAATAAAACACAATGATCGAAGCTGTCGTAGGATTATTAATGTTTGTTAGCGGGGATATTAAGGAAGCCCGAATCCAGCCTGAGGGCATGGCTCAATGTCTCCGACATAAGAGGATAGCAGAGAGACAGTATAGCGAAAACGTAAGATACCAATGTTGGACAGGTGAAGCAGAAATAGAATTAAATATTGATGGTTCAAAATCAATTAAAAAAATAATACTTAAA